GGAGGTAGCTTCTGCCAAAGCTGAAAAGGCCAGCGCCTCCACTGAGACTGGCTCTCGTGGTGGCACCTACTACACGACCGAATCGGGCAAGAAGGTCTACGTCAAGAAGTAGGTTGCACAAGTCGCACAGCTTGGTTATTGTGCGTAACAGGAGGAAGACCTATGGCGACTGGCCCCCGAGTGATGCGTGAGCGGCGTGAGAAGGCGGAACTGACGAAGCGCATGGGGGAGTCCATGCGTGAAATTGACAAGTCGAACCCGACATCGCAGGCGTGGGCGACCTCCCGCGGCGATCGAGTGCGCGAGTCGAAGGTCAGCACCCACCGCGGTCTAGCAGATGCCCATCAAGCCAAAGCCGACGCGGAAGGTGGTGATGCGTCCGACAACCCGAAGCGCGCCGCTCATCTGGAAGCCGCTGACGGCCATCGCCGCGCGGCTGACGCCTACGCCAGCAACAGCCCGCGTGCTTATGAAGCCAGCAAGGCTGCCAACACAGCGTCTCGCGCCCTGGCGGGCAAGTACACCGGCGACGCCTACGCCAACCCGGACCAGCCACCGCTGAAGGCGACGCCTGCCAACCGGGCTGATCAGAAGCTCGGTGAGGGCAAAGAGGAGAAGGCGGCTGCCTCCACTGAGACTGGCTCTCGCGGCGGCACTGCGAGCGCCAAAGAAGACTTGAAGACGAAGGCTGGGCTCGCATCTCGCGCAGCAGCCGCTGCGACCTCCCGGGCGGGAGCGCAGAATGGCCCAAGGCTTAAGGTGGAAAAGCCGAGCTACGACAGCTCAGGCAAGGCGCAAGAGCACTCGATCGGCAAGTCACATGAGGAGGAGGCGGAGGCGCACGACGCCCTTGCGGCCTCGCACCTCAAGGAAGCGGAAAAGGCCACGGCTCTGCACAAGAGCTATGGCGCTTCCGGCTTCGACAAGATCGCAGCGCAGCACAAGGATGCAGCAGAGGCTCACACGACCGCCGCCGATGCCCATCAAGATGCTGGCAAGGGTGAGGGCAAAGCCAAGGCGGAGGTAGCTTCTGCCAAAGCTGAAAAGGCCAGCGCCTCCACTGAGACTGGCTCTCGCGGCGGCACCTACTACACGTCGCCTTCTGGCAAGAAGGTCTACGTCAAGAAGGGCTGACCCGTGGACCTGAAGGACTGGAAGAAGCGGCTCGCCGCAGTCGTCGCGGCTGCCAAGTCGGAAGAACTGCGGAAGGCGCGCACCCGGGACGCTGGCCCCAAGCCTGTCCTCACGGGAATCGGGGACAGCACCGCCTCCATCGTCGGCACGATCAGCCTCACCGACGATGACGACTGGCTCAAGTCGGAGGACTGATGCCCGGGGACCTCGTTGCGGTGTCCAAGCAGGTCACTCGCGGCACCTCCACGTTCACGCAGCGGTTCTGGATGAAGACCGACGACGTGGCGGAGAAGCTCCAGAAGAACGGCTTTGATGCCAGCCCGGCATCAGTGGGCAGCGACCAGAACGTCAAGGCGTACCTCGACACGGTGAAGGACATGGGCGGCGACCCGGCACTGGCGGACAAGTTGACCCGCGGCTGGGCCGGTTCCGCCAAGAGCCCGGCAGCCACGCAGGCCCAGGGCGCAGTGGCGGCGCTCCTCGGGCGGGACATGGCGACGGTGCCCTACGTCGTGGTGGGAGATGCTCCCGACCGGGACAAGGCTGTGGAGGCCCACGCGGACGCCAGCGGCGCGGAGTCGAAGTTGAGGGCAACGGTCATGGCGATCCACGCTTCGACGCAGGCTGCCCTTGCAGACGCCCCAGCGACGCTGATGCTGCACCGGGGCGTCGGAGCGGGGCACGCTGGCGAGCTTCGACAGGCTGCGGTCGCTCAAGCGGCTGCCGGAGTCCACTACGACGACGCGAAGATCTCCCTCAACTTGAACCCGCTCAACTGCTTCACGTCCGACGACGGCATCGCGCGAGGCTTCGGGCAGGCGGTCATCACCATGGAGGTTCCGAAGGAGGCGGTGCTCTACGCCCACACGGCAACGCCCGGGCTCTCGACGGACACGAAGCACGAGAAGGAATACTCGGTGATGTCGTCGGGGCCGGTCGAGGTGCCGGTGAGGGATGTGGGCGGGGCGCTGGGACAGGAGATCTACGAGCACTTCGCCAGCAAGGGGTTGGTGAACGAGAAGGAGATGACGACGGTGGTGGAAGTGGCGCACCCCGCCGGGCTCTCAAAAGAGCAGCACCACGCCAACATCAAGGCAGCCGGCGGCAAGGTGAGAGAGGACTCGGGGGTGAACGTCCCTGGAGGGAAGGCGCAGCAGTTCATGGAGAAGCTCGCGCAGACCTCATCGCTCCCCAAGGCCCCGGAGAAGGAGTGGCTGGCGCGGAACTCTGTCACCATCGCCCCGGAGACGAAGGCGGCGAAGGGAACGTGGGTGTCGCCCAAGTTGAAGAAGAAGCTCGACTCGTGGAAGAAGCTGTCGCGAAAGGTCTGACCAGTGGCCTACGACGACGCCGACACGCAGAAGCTCCTCATGGAGGGAATGAGCGCGGAGGAGAAAGCGGGCTTCTTGCTGTTCCAGAAGAACCAGAACCTCCAACGCCTTGGTCAGACCATCAGTGCGGAGGAGAAGGCCGCGCTGACGAAGTATCAAGACACGAAGCGGGAGAAGGCTCGCGTCGAGAACAACGCCCGCCGTTCCTCACAGACGAAGGAGATGCTGGAGGGGAAGCGGCTGCACTACGGACGCGCGGTTCGCATGGTGCCGGTGAGTGAGCTTGAGAATGTGCAAGTGAAGGAGTGGCACCCGGGCCGGTCGGCGGAGGTGGAGCAGGGCTACAAGGAAGGGGCGCTGATGCCTCCGATCGAGGTTGAAGCCTCCAATGAACCTGGAGGCCCACGCAGCGTGAACGACGGCAACCACCGGCTGGCGGTTGCGCGGAGGCTGGGCATCAAGGAGATTCCGGTGCGCTTCGGGGAAGGCGCGGACCACAAGCCGGTGGACGCGATCGGACGTGTTCTCGACGCGGGCCCACGAGGCGGTAGCTTCTATGTGTCGCCCTCCGGCAAGAAGGTCTACGTCAAGAAGGGCTGACGAGTAGTACACTTCCCGGGCTGTGGTATGAGCCCAGAACTTCAACGTGGAGAACTCACATGCCGGTGGACAAGTCGAAGCTGATGTCTCTCGTGAAGGCGCAGTCCCCGATGCCGTCGATGGGTGGCAAGCTGAAGGGGCTCAAGCCTGCTCCGGTGATTGGGAAGCCCGGAGCGAAGCCTCCGATGGCTGCTCCTCCGAAGCAGTCGAACTCCCCGAGCGCAGCCATCGACGACATGGACATTCCTCAGATGGTCGAGGACGCGGCTGCGGCTGCTGAAGCCGGCGGCGACATCGAGCTGGAGGACGTGCTGGCGGACTACGACCTCACGCAGATGGACGTGGCCCCTGGATGGGCGACCGACAAAGAGGCGTGGGAGAAGGCGAAGACCGCCGTGGGCCTCGGTGAGCCGGAGGCGGAGGACCGCTACGAGGAGCCCTTCGCGGTCGCGGCCTACCTGTACAAGATGCTCGGCGGGAAGATGGGCGGCTGGTCGCAGGAGCCGGACGAGCCCACCGAGTCCCTGGAAGAGGAGCAGTCGGAGTCTCCCGCGGAGGAAGCTGCTGAAGGTCCCGCGCACGAGGCGGCGGAGTCCCCGGAGCACGAGGCTGCGGAGCACCCGGAGAAGGCCGGTGGCAGCCCCATGGACGCGCTTCTGGAGGACGCCGCGGCGGAGGCGGAGTCCAACCCGGACCCCGCGCTGATGGACATGCTGGAGGGCTACGACCCGGCCTCGGGCGCTCCCCCGGCGGGCGTGGACGCGAAGAAGTGGGCGACCGCGGTGCAGGCGGTTGACCCGGATGGCGCGGGCGTTCAGTACCCGGACCCGTGGGCGGTCGTCGCGCACGTCTACAAGCGCATCGGTGGCAAGGTGGGGGCTCCGGCTCCCGCTGCGGCTCCGGCGATGCCGCCGCCCGGTGGCGCTCCTCCCGCTGGCTTGTAAGCGCCAGCCCCCGCTCATAGGATTCCGCCAATGACGATCAAGATCTACTCGCCGCAGCCGGTGACGGTGACTGAGCACTCGGCCAACCCGTTCGGGATGCCGTCCTTCGTGGAGACGGCAGTGCCGCAGCCGTTCGCCAGCAGCGAGTCCACCTTCAAGGTCGAGACGCCCTACCTGCCGAGCAACGGCTACGGGCTTCGCGACGTGCCGGCGGTTCCGCTGTCGTCCTGTGACGGCACGATGCAGGTGTCCCCCAAGGGCTTCGACTCCCAGCCCGGTGCAGTCCCCTTCAAGCTGGAGAAGTGACCCATGTTCAAAGGCCCCGCAGGAACCAACACCCGCACCCCGCGCACGCAGGCGGAGAAGATCGGCACCAACCCTGAAGGCTTCAAGGGCGTGCCGGACTACAACCCCCAGGGCGGGCACCCGACCGGCACCGGGATGCCCGGCGGCGTCTACACGCACAGCGAGCCGGAGAGCCCGGACGCCGGCCCGCTGCCGACGCAGCCCTCGCCGTTCAAGTAACACCCACTGGTCAAGTCCCTTCGACACGAGTACAACCCCGCCGTTTTCACAGGAGTCGCACATGACCGTTCCGAATGAAGCACTGGTGAGCAACCCCGAGACTCCTGCCATCAAGGCGCTGGAGTCGAAGGAAGGCACCTACAAGGCCGCAGCCGGCGCTGGCGAGGCTTCGGCTCCGCAGATGCCCAAGGGCGCGGACCCCAAGCCGTACACCCTGAAGGGTGCCTGAGCCTTCCCCTCGTTCTCCGCGGGGCCTCGGTAACCCGGGGCTCCGCACTGAGCTGCAATGTCTGATCAGTTCCTCCTCAGTGGTGGCTACAGCACGACCCCGCTCGGGTCGCCTCTCTCCTTCGCGGCGGGGGTGTCGGCTGTCATTCAGGAGCCGTTGACGATCAAGGCCAAGCACGTCTCCGAGATTGACCTCTCCGTGAACACCCCGGTCGCGGTGGACTTCGGAACGCTGGCCGGTGCCCATGTCGTGCTGCTCAAGGCGGTCGGCGGCAAGGTGAAGGCGCGCGTCACCAGCACGGACGGCGCGACCCAGGCGATCCCCTTCGACACCTACTTCATCCTGATGTCGGACTCGGTGCCGCTCACGGCCATCGACCTGACCCGTCTCACCGACGTTCCCACGACTGTTCGCGTCTTCTTGGGTGAGAAGGCGTGATGCTGTTGCTGTCCCCCACCAACCTCTTCCCCACGCAGGAGCACCACCATGACGACCGCCACCGCTGCTGAGACGATCAAGTCCGTTCTGACCAAGGCCGACCCCAACAAGATCGCTGACGCGCTCGCGAAGGTGGACATCGGCAACCTCTTTCAGGCGAAGGAGTGGGACTCGGGCGCCATCACCGCGACCGCGGCGATCACCCTGCCGGAGAGCGCGCTCTCCATCCAGTCGGTCCACGTCATCACCTCCGGCACCGCGGCCTCGGTCGGCCACTACCTGCCCGGCAACAGCACCTCGACCCCGCTCCTGCCCCCTGGCGGCGCGAACACCGCGGTCGGCATCTGTTCGGTGCAGGGCCTCACCGCCCCCGGCGCGGGTCTGACCACCGCTGGCCGCATCTCCGGTGTCACCCTGCCGAACACGGTGACCCGCGTGGTCGTCACCTACGTCCCGGCTCCGGCGGTCGCGCTCACGGGTCTGTTCAACCGGGCGTAAGACTTCACCCGCGTCGCGCGACGCGGTGACCTCCCCCGGTCAGAAGCGAGGCTCCTCGCACGCGCACTTGATGTTCACCGTACCGGGCAACCGGGAATCACAACAGGCTGGATTCGACACCCTCACCACGCAGACGACGGCGGTGAATCAGTCGGAGACAGTACGAGGAAGAAGACATGCCTGAAGACTTGATGACGACGATGGAAGGTTCAGCACCTACGGACGGCGGCGCTCCGCTTGTCCCGGGTGGCAACCCAGCAGCGACGAGCGGCACCCCTCCGGCGGGCGGGATGACGGGCGGCGAGCCTCAGACGATGCAGGTCCCGACTTCAGCGATGAAGCGGATCAAGGATGAGCAGTACGCGAAGGGTCGGCAGGAGGCTCTCAGGGCTCTGGCTGAAGGCGCAGGGTACGGCTCGGCAGACGAGTTGACCCGGGCGCTGGCGGGCTTGAGGAAGCCTGCGGCTCCGACGCCGGCTCCCCGGCAGGCTGCTCCGGCGGCTGACCCGAACGACGACGTGTCGCAGCAGGAACTCATCCAGTCGAAGCAGGAGCGGCGTGCCCAGGGCCGTTTCGAGCGGATGCTGGAGAAGACGACCCGCGAGCGCGACAACTACGCCCAGCGGTACAAGCAGACTGAGGCGCAGATGAAGGCGCTCCAGACGAAGCTGGACGAGAAGGATGCCGAAGTCTCGCTCCGCCAGACCGCGGTTGAGGTCGGGCTCAAGGACGTGGACTACGGGCTCCGCCTGTTCTTCCGCGAACTGGAGAACATGGACGAGGCCAAGCTGGAGACGTTCAGCGAGCGGGCCTTCTTTGAGGGTCTGCGAGCGACGAAGCCGTACCTGTTCGGGGAGACTGTCCGCCCGGCGACGACCGGCACCGGCACTGGTGGAGCGGCGACCGCTCCGAAGCCCGGAGCCGTCAGCACGACGGCAGCCCAGGGCGCGCAGGTGGACGTTCGCAAGATGAACCCGAAGGAGTACGAAGAACACATGCGGAAGCGCGGGCTCAACGCGCACATGTAGAAGTTGAGCCGGGATGATGCTTCCTCGTGAACAGCAGTTGATGTAGTTTCCGCGCAGCGCACGTTTCACAGCAGTCACACTTCAACCACACTCACGAGGAAGCTGTCCCATGCCCGACTTCAGCACGATCATCCAGTCGCCCGACATCCGGGCACTGGTTCAGGAGAACATCCTTGAGCGCGCGTTCCACGATGCGCTCTTTCCCCGCCTGATGTTCCGTGGCGAAGCGTCCCCCGTCCTGTGGCCCGCGAACGTGGGCGACAGCATGGTCTTCACCGGCACGGGGCTCATCAAGCCCAAGCTGCGCCCGGTGCAGCCCGGCTCGGACCCCGCACCCTCCACCTTCTCGGCGGAGCAGTGGAGCGCACAGCTCCAGCAGTACAGCGACTCGATCGACACCCACATGCCGACGAGCATCGTCGCCATCGCCAACCTGTTCCTCCGCAACGCCCAGCAGCTCGGGCTGTCGTCGGGGCAGACGCTCAACCGCGTCGTGCGCGATCGCCTCTACAACGCCGCCCTCTCGGGCTGGACCGTTGCGGATGGCGCGCAGAACGCCGTCACCACGCTCCGCGTGAAGCGCCTCAACGGCTTCACCCGCGCCCGCCGCCCGGACCTGCCGGCTGGCAGCCCGGTGAAGTTCGACACCGTGAGCGCGAACAACCCGCTCAAGATCAAGCTGCTCGACACCACCGGCGCTCCGGCTGAAGTGTCGCGCACCGTGACCGGGTACACCCCCGACACGGCGGGCGATGAGATCGGGCCCGGCACCCTCACCCTCACGGGTGGTGCGGTGACGGTGGCGTCGCGCGCCTACGTCTTCGCGGAAGACTGCACGGGCATCGTGCGTGTCGGCGGAGGCAACAAGGTGGACGACGTGACCGGGACGGACATTCTCCGCCTCGCGGACGTGCGTGCTGCGGTCGCGCGCTTCTGGCAGCAGAACGTGCCGGAGTACGGCGACGGGTACTTCCACTGCCACCTCGACCCCGTGTCGCAGGCGCAGATCTTCTCGGACCCCGAGTTCCAGCGCCTGCTGACCTCGCTGCCCGACTACTTCATCTACCGTCAGTTCGCCCTCGGCGCGCTGCTCGGGACGGTGTTCTTCCGCAACAGCGAGTGCCCGCTGTCGGACACCGTGGAGGGCGGCAGCACGGCGACCTTCACCCTGGACGACCCGTTCGCCGGCGAGCTGTTCAACACCGGCGCGACCACCGGCGTCAAGATTCACCGCGCGCTGTTCGTCGGTCAGGGTGCTCTCCACGAGTACCATCAGGACCTGTCGGCGCTCATCACCGACGCCGGCATCACCGGCAAGGTGGGCGAGCCCCGCATCAGCAACAACGGCATCGAGGTCAACACGGATCGCGTCCAGCTCATCATCCGCGCTCCGCTGAACCGCCTTCAGGACCTCGTCAGCACCTCGTGGAAGTTCGTGGGTGACTGGCCGGTCCGCACCGACGTTTCGTCGGGCGATGCGGCTCGCTACAAGCGGGTGCTGGCGATCGAGCACGGCGAGTAAGCAGCACCACACGGCGGGGGGAGATTCCCCTCACCTGCTGTGAGCAGGCGTAAGGGAAGGTCTACCTCTGGTGGGCCTTCCCTTTCGCATGTGGTCTAAAGCCCCTGCTCGGCAGTAGCATCACCCTCATCTTTCAAAGGAAGCCCCACATGGCCCCGAAGAAGCCCGCGGTCCCGGTCGAGACGTTGGAATCGGTCAAGAAAGCCCCTGCGGAGGACCCCGCGCCCACGGCTCCCCCGGCTCCCGAAGTCGTCGCCACGACCGCCACAGCCCCCGCAGCGGGCATCGCGCCGCACCTCCTCCACCGCTACCGGGTGAAGACCACGACGACCATCAGCCTGTTCGGTCAATTCTGCGTGCTGGCGGCGGACAGCGTGGTGAGCGTCGAGGGCTACGGCCCAACCGGACTCCAGCGCATCATTGACTGCAACGTGCCGCTTGAGAAGGTGGACTGACCATGGCGCTGACGGACGAGGAGAAGGCCAGAGTTCGATACCATCTGGGCTACCCGTCCGTCTCCACGGCTGCCTCCATTCAGTACGGAATGCCGGCCCTGACGCAGACGAACTTCCTCGTGGAGAACGTGCTGGGGAAGCTGCTGGAGAGCATCCTCCCCCGGGTGCGCGGCATCCTGGTGACGCTCGACGGCATCGAGGACAAGCTGGTGGCCGCGCAGGACCGCCTCGCCGCGACGAAGCTGGAGGAGTTGACCCTGCGCGAAGACGAGACGGACAAGCTGGAAGGCGAGTACCGGCGATGGGGACACCGGCTGGCCGACATCTGCGGCTGTCCCATCTACCCCTTCGCCATGCGCTACAAGGGCGGGGCGAACTCGGTGCAGTTCATTCCGCGGGGGTAGTCCATGGCTCCCTTCACCAAGGTCACCGGGCAACAGGTCAAGAAGTCGCTGGCGCGGTCCTTCGTGCCGCTGGCTGACCAGCTTCGCGATCTGCTCACCAAGTTCGGACTCCGCACCTACCAAGTGAGCCTCGTCCGGGTGCAGTGGTCGGGCGGACGCCGCGGTGTCGGCGCAGCGACGGTGAAGTCTCAGACGGTGCTGGAGCCGACTCCGAAGATCGGGGACCTCAACGGCCTCACGGAGATTCTGACGCCCATCGGCTTGAACGATCAGGGCTCCATTCTGCTGACGCAGATCTCCGGGCGGTACACGGAGGAGGAGTTGCTGGGCCTCGACGAGTACGGCAACGACATCCCGCTCGACGAGGAGTTCTTCTACGAGATCGAGTTCCCTCGGACGGACGGAAAGCCCTCCGAGATGCGCCGGTTCTTCCCGCGGTCGGTGCCCAGCTACAAGCCGGGCGGACTCCAGTGGACGGTGCGTCTGGAGAAGGCGAACGAGGACCGGGACCGCAACGGGGATCCTGAGTAATGGTCGCCAAGATCGTCACCATGGACATGAGCCGCTGGGCGACCTCCCTCGTCCAGTTGCGGGAGCGGTTCGTCCCGGCGGTGAAGCGTGGGCTGAAGCGGGGCGGGTTGGCGTCCATTCCCATCCTCCACCGGGCGACTGAACTGGCTCCTGCGGCCAACCCTGGAGGGACGGGCATCGGGGCCTTCAACTACGGCATCTACAAGAGGGCGTGGAAGACCTACTCCCTGCCGGACTCGCAGGTCATCATCAACGACACCCCCTACGCCGGCATCATCGAGTCCGGGCGTCGGCCCGGGCTTGCTCCTCCGCGGGTGCAGATCGCTCGCTGGGCGCAGCGGAAGTTCAACTTGAGCGAGGCGGACGCCCTCCGCGCAGCCTTCGCCATCGCGAGAGCCATCGCGGCGCGGGGCCTCATCGCCCGCCGGGTGATGACCAACTCCCTGCCGGCCATCATGGCGGCGGTGAACAACGCCATCGACGCAGAGCTGTTGCGGGAGCTGTCGCGAGGCACGCGATGACGACCACGACGCCCGTGAACCCGCCGGCGAGAGCGCGGCTGGTCACCTCCCCAGCCGACCGCAACGCCTTCACCGGCATCCAGGAGACGGATGCTCGTGGGGCGCTGGTGCGGGGGCTGGCGGAGTACCTTGAAGGGCTGTCTGGCATCGCGCGAGGCGGTCGGGCGACCCGCTTCAAGCGGGTGGTAGAGGAGTGGGCGGAGCCGGAGGAGAACGCCAAGTTCCCCAGCGCCATGGTGACGGCTCAAGGGGACGGCACCTACGATGCGTCCAGCTTCACCCCGGTCGTGGACATGGCCGAGCGGCTGCCCGGCACCGACACCTACCTCGTGAAGCTGGCGGAGTTCACCCAGGACTTGCAGATCGGCGTCTGGTGTACCGACAAGCAGGAGCGGGCGGACCTCGTGGCGATGTTGGAGGAAGCCCTCAACCCGGTCGTCTTCATGTACGGGTTCCGGCTGGACCTGCCCTTCTACTTCAACTCCCGGGCGACCTACGAGTTGAAGGGGTTGAGCTACGCCGACACTGACGGAGAAGGCATCCGCCGGACTAGGCTCGCGACCCTGACACTGGCGGGCAGCACGCCCCTCATCAAGCTGGCGACCTTCCCGGGAGCGCAGCCCCGGGTGGTTGTAGAAGCGTTCGACCCCAATGACGTGGTACTGAAGCTCATCGTTTCGTAGGAGGCTCCTCATGGCTGGTTTCATCCGTCGCTTCGGCTACTTCCCCGGCATCGAGACGATCACGCTCATCGAGGGTGTGATCATCGTGGACCTGCCGCCTCCGGGCTCCGTCAACGGCGTAGGTGCCGGCACGGTGGCTCTCGTCGGAGAGTTCCCCGACTTCACCTACGCGACCGCGGTGAGCAGCACCGGCGTCGTCAGCACGAAGGCCCAGCCGGTGGAGGTGTTCACCGCGCAGGACATGCTGAACAAGGTGGGAGGCTACGACTCCACCCTCGGAGACACCGGCCTCTCGGACGGCAACGGCTTCCTCGCCGTGCGGAACAAGAAGTTCAGCAGGCTCGTGCTGGTCCCCGTCAACCTCGCCTGCTCCGCCGGTGGGCGCGTCTGGCGCGACCTCCCGACCAACTTCAGCTCGACCCAGGCGGTGCCGGTCGTCCCCCTCACCGGCGGCAGTGTGTCGGCGGGCCGTGAGTTCCGCGAGACGACCCACCGTGTCCACATCGGCAAGACGGTGAACTTCACCGCGGTCGGGCACTACAAGAACAACGTCGATGGCTCGGTCACGGCGGCAGGTGCTGCTGTGACGGGCACCTTCACCTCGGCGCTGGGCGGGTTCCTCACCGCCAAGTCGGGCAGCCCTGTGAAGAAGGGCGACCTGCTCGTGCTGGGTGTCATCGGCGGCGCGGGTGCGCTCGGGGCCAACGCCTTCACCTTCCGCGTCGTCGCGGATGCTGTGGCGGACACGACCCTCACCGTCGAGAAGATGGACGGGTCGAGCTTCACTTGGTCCAGCGGGACCACGC